GAGCCTTTCACAAGTGCGGCTGATGCCATCCTACGTGGAACAGACATTAAGTCAACAACACAAATTGTTGAAATGAGTAGCCATAGGATGCTTGTAGCTAACACCGACAAAGGTATTGAATTGAAAAAACAGATTGAAGACCTTGAGGAACTGCTCTATGCATATCGTCATGGACTGATTGGAGAAAAGGAACGAAAGAAATAAAAATCATACATAAATATTGCTGTCTGGTAAAAATTAAACAGCATGATTTTGCATGCAGAATTGTCTCAAAATTATTGCTGTCCATAAAAAAATATAATTTCTGGCTAAGTACCTAATTTACAAGGTTCTGTGATTAAATGCAGATCGTATGGGTAACGATTTAGAAATGAGCGAAGTGCACTGATACACAATATTCTGAATAGCCAAAGAACGCTTACTATTTCACTTGCAAAGATAACCCTTTACGAGCAGAAGTGATCGGTTTTTCCTGTTTTTCTTCTTTTCAGTGAAAGAAATTATTGTTTTTTTTTGACTCTATGATACGTTTTGATGAAATAAAACCCCGTCGTTTCTTCTTTGTAGAAAACTGCGTGCATAGGACCTTCTGTTAGTTCTTGAGTAGCTTCCCAATTACATTTTTCTCCATTTTTTAATCTGAATGCCATGGCAATTAAATATACAAGGTGTTCTAGGTCGAATAAATCATGAACGTCTTTGCCTACAGCAAGATTTCTACCCTCATATGAGAAATGTTTGAGTACGTGCATTAGACCGCCTGTAAAGTCATATACATCTTGCTTACCATTGCATTCGTCTACTTTACGAAAGGTGTCAAGTCTTAAGATATCACCAAACCCTTCTTTGTTTGCATATACTACATAACAACAGGCATTTTCAGCAAGGAACTTAATAAATCTATCTTTACTGTCAAATCTCTTGAATACACTCCCCTCATATAGTGCATCTACGACATCCATAGCATTACCAGTACCAAATTTTTCAGGGAAAGCCTCAAGAGCTTCTATAATACCTTCTTGTAATAATCTATGGCATGACACATTAAAAACTATATAGAAATTATGGTCACCCTCGACATAGTAATGATATATTTCATTTATAGGGAAACCTGTCTGAAATGAATTAAGTTCTTCGATCCCTTGCTCTTTCCTTACTTCATTCTCATGGAGCCAAAGTTCAAGTAACTTTGGCTCCATATATGCCTTTAGAGCATCATACTCCTTAAATGATATCAATTTCATAATGCAGATATTTTGTATTACAAATTATTCGCCAATAGTCGTTTAAGTGAGTCCCACGGATGCTGTAGAACATATTTAATTGTCACCCACCAATCGCGATTCATATCTTCGAATGTCATATCCATGCCATATTCCTCTTTTATTACTTTCTCAGAGGAACTAAAATCTAATCCTTTCAGTCGTTGTGGGATTATCGTATCTGCAATAGTTGGGATATATGGCATAGATATTTCTTTCCCAAACAGGAATTTATCAGCAGGACAGAATGGAATCTGAAACTGAAATGCAAAGTTGCCATATGCAAGCAGGAACATATATAGAGGAACATTTTCCTCCAGCCTCTCATCTTTTCTTTTGAAAAGCATTGTGACAGGAGTTGGGAATGGTGAAATTCCTCCATATTGCCTATACCCAACAAGGAGCTGCCCTTTTATGTTTTTTCTATCCATCAAAAAATCCATGGCATTCGTTACTTCTAGTAGTTCGCTATCTGGCATGACCGTTAGAGCCATCTTAAGAAGGCATTTATATACATTCACTGGAGTATATGTTCTTTTACCCTTAAAATGAATAACCTTATTCTTTTTGTCCAGATGAGCGATAGCAGTTTCATCTTCTTTTTGCAATACGGAAATAAAATCCTTAATATCTATACGTGTAAAGTCGTCTTTCCGGGATTTGTATGATGGAATACCCCTCTTGCCCTTTACTTGTGACAAACAATGTAAGAGTTTCATGTAGTTTGAAAATTCGCTCTCATACTTTGAAAATCTATTTCCATTACAATCATCACATTCATAATATGAAAACAGACGATCATTTCCTATCAAATTGGATAAAGCATGCGCTTCTTTTTTGAAAGTAACCTCTCCCTTCTTACAGCCACAAAATCTGCAAACCTGATTGTTTTTATCTCCAAGAAATACATTCTTCGCTTGATTGGTACCGTATGAGACTATTGTTTCATAGTTTCCATAATATTTGTCACACGCATTTTTGAATGCTTGAGAGTATTTAATTTGTTCCATAATCATTTATACTTTTGATTTTAGAAAAATCTAAGTGCACTGATATACAATATTTTGAATAGCCAAAGAACGCTCACTATTTCGCTTACAAAGATAACCCTTTGCGAGCAGAAGTGAGCGTTTTTTCGTGTTTTTCTTCTTGTCAGTGAAAGAAAAAGGCGATTACAGTCGTTGTGAACGGTTACGATGAATGAATTGTTGCCATTTCTGCTCGCACCAATCGGAAACGAACAGTCCGTTGATAGTAAGAATTGGCTGACGCTTCTCGTTAGTCGTGATACGGAGTTCTGCATTCTCCTCCGTGAAGTTGCGTTTGTACATTCCTGAATATGCCGTAGCCGTACCACGTACTGTCACCTGCTTTTGGTGCATCTTCACTACTGTATCATCATCAAACCCCATCTTGCGGAGCATCAAACGAATATTAAGCAAGAGATAGAAGCTATGAAAGAATCGCTTGATAAAACCTCGCTCTTCCTCATACACCTTGATTTCCTTTTGCTGTTCAGCTATGATCTTGTCTTTGGCTTTGACGGTATCTTGCAGGAGTATAACCTCCTTACGGATTTCGGCATTCTCCTTTTCAGAAAGAAACCTCTGTTGCTCCATCTCCCTTTCCAACTCTCCGACGCGTTTTTCTGCCTTGTCAAGTTCCGTATTCCCAAAAAGCGAGTAGAGTGTCCCCTTTACACGAAGTTTCCCTGCCTGCTTCTCCAACTCCTTGATTTTCTTGATTAACTCTTCCTCCTCAAGTTGTTTCTGTTTCGTCTCTTTGAGCAGTTCCTTGTAATACTCCATATTGGTGCGGTGCTTTGCTTCCGAACCGTACACCCCTCTTTCCAGCCCGAAAGCTTTCATCTGTTCTGCGTATGTGGTTTGGTACTCCTCTAATTTCTTAGGAGTAAGCACATCATCTGCACAAAGTCGTACCTTGCCTTTCTTTGTCTTGTACTTTCGCTTGCCATTCTCAGCGTCTGTCTTGGCTTTCCGTCTTTCCCCTTGTACGATGGGGACTACCGTTGCGTGAATATGCGGAGTTTCCTCGTCTGCGTGTAGTGTGGCTGCCACTACATTTTCCTTTCCAAAGGTGGTGTAAAGCCACTGCATCGTGCTGTCGCACCATTCTCCTAAGCGACCATCGCTTTCAAGTTTGAGCATATCCTCGTGCGACCCTGAGAGGATAAAGCGAAGTGCCTTGACTTGGTTGTCTGCCACCTTACGGTAGATGTTTGCTGTGGCGATGCGGTGTTCTATGGCTTCCGTGCGGTTGGTGACATTTGCTGGAAATTGCACCAATTCACGGTTGAGGTGTGTGCGAGTTGCATCGACATTACTTGGCACGAATGTACGCTCGATGTGTGCGGTCATTGCCGAGTCGTTGCCACGAGCTTTGTCTATATGTAATACTGCGTAGCCCATAAGTTGAATATCGTTTTAAGGGGTATCCAAAGGGACGGAGTCCCTTGGCTCAGAAGGGCTTTTTTAGCGGTAACAGAGTGGAGCGTGAAGAAAATGCCCTAATGAGCTATGGCATTTCTTCTAAATGCCGCTCCGCCCAATCCGAAACTCCCCTTTGAGGTGTTTGCATTCTCTGAATGCACAGAAGCTTTGTTGCTAAGTTTCTTTTTAGGAAACTTGCAGTTGGGAAAACTGCCATTGCTCTTGAAACAAAGCTATCTGTCTGCCTCTTGTTCTCTTTTAGTCCCTAAGGATACTCGGTTAATACTTGGTTTTAATTGCGTTCTATTGCCTTATCTGCGAAATCCACGTTTGACGACCGATTGCGGTTTATTCTGTTTCTGTTCTATCACTTTCTGGCGAGAAATGTGGTACTCGTTCAGGTCTTTATATCCATCGTAATGTCGGCTCATATCCTCTACGTTCATTCCTGCCGATAGAAGAGCTTGCAAGGCTTTCCGTCCTGCTTCATCGTTGTCAAGAAACGCATGGACACAGACAATACGCTGCTCACGGAGATATGCAACAGCTCTGTGGATATTGCTTACGGAGTTCAGCACGATGGAGGGCGAGGTGGTGTCTTTTCCTTTCATCGTGAGAAAGGACAGGAAATCGACAAAGCCCTCAAAAATGTTGTGTGTGATGTCTTTTGTCCCATCTACACTACCGATAACGGAAATATCTTTCGGAGCGATTGTCCCTTTGAAATGACCGTTGTCCCTGAGTTCATATCCTCCTGTCCGATTTGGAAATCCTATGGCGGTGTAAATTCTTCCGTCCATCTCATAGCACACGGAACGCAGATAGGGCTTGGCAAGCGAAAAGTCTATCTTGCGCTCCTCCTGCAAATAGTGTTGCAGGTATGGGGGCAGTTCCTCACTGATGCCTAGAATGCGCCTTGTGCTTGGGGATTGTTTTGATATTTCTTCCTTTGAAGGAGTTGCACGATGAAAGGAAAGAGCGTTCTCTGACAAATGGTTCATTGCTTCGTGAGCATTGCACCTTTGCAACAACATCACAAGGTCTATGATGCTGCCACCTTTGCCCAAGCCGAAATCATACCAGAGATTCCGTGCAAAGTCCACTTTCAAGCTGGCGTTATAGTCTTCCCGATAGGGTGCATTGTAAAGGGCATAACTTCCGTATTGCTTGACGGGCTGTATGCCCCGAGCATGAAGGTAATCCGCTATGGATATTCCCTTAATACTTTGTAAGTCGTAATATTCGTTCTTCATTGCTGTTATTGTTGGGTTTGGGTTATTCATATTCATTGTTCGTTATTTCATTGTTTGTTCTGTTTTCTCTTTTTAGAGTTTTCCTCTTTTTATCTTACTACCCTTCGACACTCGGATAAGTGATTGACAGTGAAAGAGAGAAGTGTAACACTTCCCTCCATTTTATCTTTCTACTTATTCCTTCTACACCGTATAGCCATTCTTTCAGCTGTAGAAGCGTAGCAAGATAGTAGTAAGCTGTGTCGCAAGATGGACACCTCCTGCAATCCTTTCTCTTTCACTGTATTATCCTTAGTTGTAGTAATGTAGTAAGGAGAATAGAAAAGAAAAAGGAGTATAGTGAAGGGAGATAGTAAGAGAGTGCTATGGCGGTTGCTCGGGATGAATCTTGCGAACGGCATACACATATACAGGATTGCCGTTTACCCTGCGACACTCTCTCGTATAGCCTGCCTTTCGCAGGGCTTCACCCATCCGTTTGGGAGAGAGCTGCTGTCGGGTGTAGATGGAGAGGTAGCCAACTATCTCCGAATTGGTCATATAAAAACGCTTGGTGGCTTTCTCTGCTTCCGTTGGAAAGGTGAAATAGCGGAGCAATAGTTCCATTTCAGCCGTATAGACTTGAAAGGCTTCGCTATTATGGTGCAGTTCGATTATCTCCTCATCATTGAACCAATAGCGAAATCCGCTTTTTAGTAGAGCTTTGGCTTCACTATACACGGCATCTATCGGGATTGCCTTGGCTCGGTCTATATCTATCGCCAATACTTCAAAAGGCAAGAAACGTCGGTTTCCTGTCGGGTCGGTGAGAAAGTCGTTTCCATTGACCGATGCCACGAAACTTGCCAAGTGCGGTCGTTCCACGATATGCTTCTCGTAAGGCATACGGTACTTCACCTGCGGGCAGGTTATCAGGTTCTTCAGCTCGTTCTCGTCTCGCTTGTTGAGGGCTTTGAGTTGGTCGTCGATGTTGATGATGAGATTTTGACCGATAAGACTCAATACATCTTTCTCCTGTGGGTATATCTTTCCTGTATAGCGGTAGTCGGATAGAGCTGGTGGACAGAGAAGGTCAAGGAATGTGGTCTTGAATTTTCCCTGTTCACCCGTCAATACAAGGCAAGTATGGTTACAACACTGCTTGTCATCCATCGCATTGGCGACTACTGCCACCAACCATTTGGTAAGGTATTCCCTCCATTTCTCGGGATTGGCTACGCTCACACAGTCGGCAAGGGCGGTTACTGCTCCTTGTTTCACTGCTGGCAAACTATGAAAATAGGCTTGTACAGGATTGACCTGTGGGGAGAAGTCGCTCTCTATGATGCTGTATAGGTTTTCGGACGAGGTCTGTACATCTGCTTCCTTATTCAAGGCTCGTTTGAGCGTATTGATGCAGTAGCGGTCTATTGCCACATAGTTCCCCGTTCCTCTTTGGCAATACTCGGCTCGATTTAAGACGGTATTGTAACGGAACTCATATCGCTCCGAAAGAAACTCCTCTATTTGGATGTTCTTTGAGGTGTGGTCGCAGTTTTCTCTTTTCATTGTGCGGATTGCTTTCTATTACTTGGTTTTGATATTTGGCAAGTTCTCGATTACCAAAGCCAAGTTAGGCAGCCTTTTTCGCAGAGCCAAAGGTGGCGGTGTTCTTGCATCAAAGTACATCACTTTTCTTTGCTACGACACAACGAGAAAGCCCCTTTTCACCCAACAATGGAGGAAAAGGGGCAAAATAAGTGTGCGGATAGTACGGTGAGAAAGTGTGAGGTCTGCAACGGTTCGCAGAGTTTTGTACTTTTCGTAAGGAACAAATGACTTTTAGAGCGATGCAGGAGGATTTGAAAAGGGAAAAACAGGGGAGATATGATGCGTGGACTTCCTGCCGTTTCCCTCTTCTTCCCTGCTTATCCCGACCTCTTCGGAAATCGAAATCCACTGCTTACTTTTGCGTCAGAAATCAATAATCACGCAAATAAAACAACAACGAAAATGAGATTTACAGCCATTGACACCTCCGCTTGGGAGGAACTGAAAAAGAGCATCGTGGAACTTACCGACTGCTTCAACGAGCACTTCGCTCCACCTGCCGAGCTGCCCGACCTATTGCACAATGGGGACGTGTGCCGAATACTGAACATCAGCAAGCGGACACTGCAACATTACCGAGATACATCGGTGTTGCCCTTTATTCAAATCGGGCATAAATGCTACTATAAACGTGAGGATGTGGAAGCACTACTCGCTAAGTCTGACCCTCAGAAATAGAACGAACTATGGAATACGAAACCATCAGCAGAGAAACACCCGAGATGAAGCAACTCATCTTGGGTATCAGAAACCTCACAAAGCGTGTGCGAGCAACAGCACAGACACACCGCCCACTATTTGAGGGCGAACTCTACCTCACAGGGCGAGAAGTCTGCGAAAGACTCTTTCTTTCTCCACGCACCTTGCAGGACTATCGGGACAAAGGCATTTTCCCCTACACCCAAATTGCTGGCAAGATCCTCTATAGACTCTCCGATCTCAATAAGATACTACAAGAGAATTATGTCAAGCGAAGTTCGCTATAACATGTGCTATCATAATCTTCGCTTTATCAAGCAAAGCCTTGACTTCTTTACACAACTCAAAGCTCTTAGACATCTGTTCTGAGAGTTTTTGTTGTATATCAGGAGCAAGTATTGGGAAACTACTTTATACAACAATGATAGGTATTTTTCTCATTTTGATATGATTAGTACCACCATACCCCCACCTCAAAGTAATAATATCGTATTCATTGTGTTAAAGCTGCCTTTTTCTTCGTTTTGTTCAGTATAAGTTCATATATTTGCACAGATAAATTGACAAACGCACAATCTTATGGCACAGAACATCGAGCATAGCAATCTTATCAAAGACAAGCTAAAAGAAAAAGGTCGCACTCAAACGTGGCTCGCCAAGCAACTTGGTATGAGTTTCAGCATGACTAATGCCTATGTTTGCAACCGCAAACAACCTAATCTCGCCACCATCTTCAAAGTGGCAGACTTGCTCGAGGTATCACCAAAAGATTTAATAGTATAAATTATGACAGATACAATTATTCAAATAATCCCAGAAGGGAAAGTAAGAGATTATATTGATGGCACAATAAGAAAAGAGACTCCCGAAGAATATGTACGTCAAACTGTAGAGAAGCGTTTGGTTATTGAGCATAAATATTCAAAGGAGCAAATTGCCGTAGAGTTTTAATCCGGCAAAACGAAATGTACCGCTTTGGTAAAACGAAATGTGATTATTTTGTGTAAAACGAAATGTGTTTTTTTTCGAGCGCACACGTGCAAGAAACGCCTCAAAAAATCTTTTATTTTGAGGCGTTTTTCTATTACAAATATTTGTATATCTCGCAGAAAATTACTATCTTTGTATAGTATATATTGGGACTTTACACACTCAAACATTGAGTTCAAACTTCACCGTCTCATCTCCATCAAGCAGTCGCTTGGTACGGTTTATATTATTCTCGTATATGTGTACATTGCCGAGGTTCAACGTTATATTCTTTAGTGGCAGGTCTATCTGTCGTGCCATGAGATATAGGTGGTATATATCAGCCGGTAGTCCGAGGTTCGCATCACTGCTTCGCTGATAGGCCGACAAAACCAACTCGCCCGCATCTACCTGGAACTGCACAAGGCTAAGGCAAGGAGCCTGGTTGCTTTCTGCGCCTGTTTCACCGAGGAATAGCACATAATTCTTGCTGTTACGCTTCTCGCGGTTTATCTTGGCAATCAGTGGCGGGAGCTTCTCAAAGTAGGTCGGATAACTGTTCACCAGTACGCTTCCGCAATAGTCCCACCAGTTGATGCCTGCTTCTCGATATCGCTCCACCTGCCGCTCACCTTGCATGAACAGCTGCAGCTCATTTTTCAATTTCTTTCTTGCTATGCTGTGGCTCTCAAATATGTCAAGCAGGTCGACTGGAGATAATGACAGCTGCTCGTTGAGCAGGTAGCGGATACAGCCTTTTCTGTTATGTTGTGTCTTCCCTGAAGCTATGATCCGCTTCAAAATTTCGTGATATTTGTTCATTGTTCGAATGGTATTTGAACAGTATTTTTATAAAGCATGATATCCGTATAAGAAGCGTTATAGTTCATATGGGCCTTGAACTCCCTACGGTGGCAGTTCTCAAAGGGGTTACCGATGAGTTTGTTCTTGCCGATCCATTCACAAAGCTCTGTTATGGAGGATTTGTTTGAAGTGAAGTAGATGAAACTATGACCAGCAAGGATGGTTAGTATATCAAGGTAATCAGACAGTTTCCAGTACATTTTGTATGTTTTGCTGTCTGTGCTCAGATATGGAGGGTCAACGAGGAACACCACGCCGGGTATATTCTTGTACTGCTCGAACAGCTGACGATAATCACATGAGGTAACGGTCAGGCCGTCAAGGTAGGTATCGGCAAGTGGGTAATCGGTGGCTTTTATTCTGTTATATAACGTTTCTTTCGACAACTCTTCATAGCAGGTGGCGTATTTCATCGAAAACAGGAGCGAGCCTGACAGAGTGATATAATCGACATAACCGAAAGTGTGCTCATACTCGTGTATGCAGGAAAGGACGCTCCTACGCATGGCGCCTGCAATGGCTTTCTTTCTTGGATAATCGCACAGAATGCTGCGCAGCCTGGAGAGCAATGCATTGGTCTGTGGAATGTGCTCCAATCGCAGCCTATAACCGTCGAAGTCATTATAGACTACGGTGGAGTTCGGTTTCTGGAACTTGGCAATATGTGACAGCAATCCACTACCTCCAAATAAGTCTACGAAAGTCGTACCGTCAGGGAACTGTTGGAGTACTTTGATGTACTCTTTGGCGAACATCCGCTTCTGTCCCTGAAATGGAAGCGGTGCTGAAAGATATTGTTTCTTCATAAGTTTTGTTTTTAGCGGCTTGCAAAGGTCGGTATATCCCGTAAAGAGAAAGAATATTTATCTACAATCATACTGCAAATATATTACACTCACGGTTCATCCGCTTTATAAGACTGTACACAGTACGCTCACTCACGGCGTAGCGGGTTGACAACATCAACACGATATATGATACTTTCTCACCGTGCCGACGTAGTTCTGTATAATCATTGTAAAGGTCTATATACCGTTCGTCTTTCAAGCGTATACCGGCCTCGCGAAGCCTTTTTATCAATTCCCTGTTAAATTTCAAGATGTCTATTATCTTCATAATCATATTTTTTGTATCTTTGCATCATCTCACTTACATTAAAAATAACTCAGAGTGCGGACAAGGGCATTTGCCCCCGGTCGCGCACTCTGAGTGTTTTGGTTAATATGTAGGTGAGATGACTATTAACAGGCCGGGGGCTTCTTTTTTCACTCCCCGGGAGATTATTTAATTGACTATATACTACATTGTAAGCCAATCAAGTTTTTCTGCATCTTCGAACGTTCTGTCCGAACCTTTGTACGCTTTGAGGAGTTCTGCAGCGTCGAGCGGGTCGATTTTAACTTCAACCTCTTTTTCAGCTAACGATTTGAGATACTCCTCGCCTTTTTTGTTCCACGCTGCGAACCAGGTGTTGATTTCTGCAATTTCGCGTTTTTCGGCCTCGGTCATATCGCGGTCCTCTTCTTTGACTTTACGCTCAAGTTCCTGCGCCTCTTTCACTCGCTGCTGCATCTTCTCAAACTCTTCATCCTGCAGCGTGGTGCGCACTTCTTCGATATCTTTGTCGTAGTTCTCCGAGATAGGCCGCAAAACTTTGAGGTTCTTCCACACCGCGAGCATAGCTTCATCGCTCATGCTGCTTACTTTCAACGCCTTTAATGCTCTGTAGGCTTCAACTGCCTTAATCGTTTTTACTTTCATATTTACTTTAATTCTTACTAAATTACTTTGTTATTTACTTTTCTTTTGCTTCTGTTGCACTGACTGTGCCAAGCTTCGACGCATTTGCCTTGCAGTACTTCACGAAGTGCGTCACGTCGGTGACCACGCTGATGATTTCGTCTTCATCGGCAGTCAAGTAGTTGATGTTGATACCTCCGAAATGCGCGAAAGTTGCGAGCAGTTCCTTACCAGCCTCATTGCTGCTTACACTTCCGTTTTCGATGTTTGCATACTTGTCGTTTTCAACCGAAACGACGGCCTTGATAGTCGTACCTGTACCTACAGCTTCAACACTTGCCTTGAAGCCTGCGATTGCTTTTACTTTTACTTCCATTGTTGTCTATTTTAATTGATTAATAAAAGGGTTTAATTCTATAATATAGATTTCCTGCGTTACGGTCATGAATGTGTATTCAATCTTGTAGCGCTGTTCAGCCTTCAGCCCGCTAAAGATATGTGTGTATTTTGTTCCAGCTTCGATATCAGTAAAGGTGAACGCCTGCTCTCCTACCAACAGAGGTGAGCCGATTTCGCTTGACGTGAACCTCAGTCTTATATAGAAGTCCTTGTTGTTTGAAGTACGCACATAGTTGTCCTTTATCTCTACCTCTACGATAACACGTCCTCTGATGTCCTCACGCGCTTTAATCGTGAAGTAGTCGTTTATGTGCTGTGCATCAGAAACGATTTCCACAGCAGATGATTTGAAGTCATGTATCGTATAGTAGGTAGTAGCCTGCACCGGAGGTATGTTGAATGCAAGAGCCCTTGAAGAGAGGAAAATATAGGCTTTATAGTTGCCCGTTGCGAAAATCATGCCCTGCATTTCCACGCTTGTTCCCCCGTCTTTCAGCGGTTTGTCAGACGTTTTGAAATAAGCAATCTGTCCTGCAGCATTTTTCAGTGCAAGCCCGAAATAAGCCTCCGACAATTTACCGAATTCCTGCAGTGTCAGTTCGTTTTCCGTACCGAGACTTTTTATCATCATCGTTGCGAATACGCTGCCATTTTCATTTGTCTTGCTTGTGACAAAAGGTCTTTTGAAAGGTGCAGTCGCAGCGTGCTTGTAGCCTATGAAATCAGACAGTCGGTAAGGACACGCAAAGGTAGAACCTACTTTCACACGCGACCAGTTACTTTGTCCTTTGTCGTATAATTCTGTCAGACTTTGCAAAGTGCTGCTATGTGCGATTTTTATACCGCATATTCCAATCCCCTCAAAGTCTGCACCCTTGAACCACGTTGCATTGTCACGCCATTTTCTATTTTCAAAATCGAACTCGTCTGAGGTAAAGGGCTTATTCAGTTCCACGGGCTTGAACTTTGCCCACATATTTATCTTATCGCTCCTGCAAAGTGTTGCAAGGTCGTTACTCGTCTCACCGAGCACGGTCCTCACGTCCGCAATGCTGACAGGGGCCTGTATGATACCATTGATGATGCTCATTTCTTACCTTCTTTTAATTGTTCTATTTCTGTTTCAAGCACTTTTATCCGCTTTTTTAATCTCTCAACTTTATCATCAACTTGCACAGCTGCTCCGAGTGCGAGTGCAATAAGTCGCGTGTCAAGGTAGTTCAGCTTCATGTATCCGTCAGCATTTGTATAAATCATACTCTTCAGTGCGCTTTCCTTTACGCTCTGTGCAATAAATCCTATACTGTGCTCGCCCGTGTCTTTGTAATCGAACTGCCAGGTACCGCCCAGGCTGCGTATAATCTTCACGCTGTCCACAGCTTTGATATTCGTTTTCAGACGTCTGTCTGAAGTGGTATAAGCTGTTACGCCACCCTGCGCCAGCACGTTTCCTGTAAAAATTGCCGTTCTGTCCCTGCTGATAACGAGTGCATTCTGCCAGCCCTTGTTGAAGACATTGAACTGCAGTTCGTCGCCCTCAAAAAGTGTGTAAAGAGGACGGTCATTGCAACCGAAATAAACAGTATTAGAAGAGGATATGAACAAGGCTCGCTGGTTACTACCCTCCTTATCTTTCAGGCACAACCCCTTGTTATTTGCGAGGTAGAGAAAGCTGTTCACAAACAGCTCATCAGATATCCGCATATTGCCGTTTACGTCAAGTTTGTAAACAGGAGTATTTGTACCAATACCAACGTTGTTTCCTGCTAAATGCAACAGATTATTGATATTCGTCACGCTGCTTAACTCCCCTGTGACATTCCCTGTACCGTCGAAATCCTGCCCCCAAATCTTGCGAGTTTGCTCAAGTTTTGTTGCACTGTTAACTTCACATTTAAGCAGCGTCCCGACATCAGAAGGCAATTGCGGATAATAGTTGTTGTCACCATTCAAGGTAATATTGCTCTCTTCCAATACCGTAATGAATTTTGTATAATCAAAATCATTGAAAGGGGCCCAAATTGAGAATATTCCTGTATTTGCATTGTAATAAAACTGCAAAGCATTTACTATGTCATTAAAGCTGCCCGTTGCACGTATATCAGCATCATAGGATGATAACGTTGAATTTACACGAAAAAGAAGCGTTATAAATCCAACCCCCTTGTGACGCGATATCATCGCAAAAATAAGTTTGTTGATTGACCACGGATATACTTTCTTTGATTTAGAAATGCACCGGTAGCCACCTCCGGCACCACCTTCTGTACTGACATCTAAACTTAGCTGTGTGACTTTCCCGTCCGAAGTGAGAATTTTTGAGTAATGCTTACCTCCTACAAATTCAGAATTCAGATTATGGATCATGCTCGTGTTCTGCATTGTTCCACCGGCAAGCGACAGATATTTCCCACTTACGACATCATCTGTTAATTGTGAGAGTTTCGTCAGGTTCTTTTCGTCCCATATTTTTATCCACTTCGCATCTTTGATTTGCTTGCCATCAGCTTCGTTCTTACGATAATATACGCTTTCATTTCGCTGCGTAGGGAGTGCGAGTTGACTAATCCAGTTCACGCTGTCATTTTTAGACCAGTCCATCGAAATGATATGTCTCCAATCATCGCCAATTCCGCTCTTTGTAGTCATCACAGCATAATAGCCAGCCTCGTCAGGCGCGAAATTGACTTCTCTGTGCGTCTTGAATGTATCAACGATACCGTAGCCGTCTACGGTTGTAGGTTTGTTTGTCAATGCAGAAAAAGCATGCGTGTGTGATATGCTTGCAGCATCAGTGATGCCGTACCCCTGCAGGGTCGTAGGCTTTTGTGTCAACGATGCAAAGGAGTGCGAATGTGCAGACGGATTGAACGCACTCGGCTTACCCGTGATTTCACTCCAGGCATATGATGGTTTTGTCGCTGCCTTGGCCCATGCAGGCACGTCACTTGCAGGCATGGACGTGGGTTTATTTTTTATAATCGACCAATCCACCGAGGTGAGTGCTCCGGCCTCTACGCGTTTCAGCCGCTCATTGAGGTCGTTGCCGAGGAATGCCGAGAGGACGGCCGCTGCTTTTGCGGTAGTGTAGTCGCTCCAGCGGTCCAGGCGCTCATAGCTTGTGCCGCCACTTTCGCTACCGCCACCTTGCGCGGAGCCTACACCGAATGCCGTCAATCCACCTGTTGCATACAGACCCGCAGCCTTTCTTGTATCCGAAACACGTGTCAGTGAAAGTGCGCCATTTTTCTCATCATAACTGATTTTGATATCGCCGATAGTGATGCCTTTGAGGAAATTTATCAATTCCTTTGCAGTGTCTTCTTTATCCTTGCGCAGGAACTCATCGTATGCAGGGCTGTCCTCCGCCAAGGCCCGCGCTTTATCGGCATAAGCGGCCCGGGCTGCATCGTTTGCCTGGAGTGCCTTGTCTGCCTGTTCTGCAAACGTAGCCTTGTCTGCCGAAAGTGCATGCCGCACGTCGTCACTCTGTGCCCAAGGCGTCGTGCTGCCACCCCTGCCGGTTCCCTCAGCCCGCTTTCGGGCAAACATCTTGATATCAATCATTGCTGTCTATTTCCTTTAATGTCAGTTCTGCCGTTCCCTCTGCAAGGTTTCTGCTGATGCCCTGCACAAAGAAGTTCTTGTTTAGAAAATTATGCCTATAGTGTGCAAACGGGTCTACAAACCCTCCGCGGATATCCGTCATGTGCTGTGTCATGATCACCCGTGGCGCATGATATTCCTGATAGTAGCTGTTCACATAGAGCTGCTCGGGTTTGGCCATGCTGTCTGTCATCCGACTGTAGAGCGTGAGTACACCGTCACCGCTGGCAGCGTCTACGGGAGTAGAGAGACAGAGGGCATTCTTGACACCTATCTGCATGCATTCGTCATGCGTCAGGGCAGAGGTAACCTTGAACTCAAGGTCATCCTTGCGGTTGCAGAAGGAACTCTGTGCAGCGCTCATATATACGATGTCATGATCATCCCCGAGCAGTTCCGTCTTTCCATTGTCACTCACCACCTTCACTTCAAAAGACTTTATCTGTATTGAACTCACGTGTGCCAGCAGTGGAATGGCATCTTCGGTCCACTTTGTGTGTCTGAAGAATGTAGGATGACGGCGGGTGATATCACTCCAAAGCACATTTGCCGGACCAAGGACGATAAACCTTACCGCACCGCTCACATGGTCTCGTTTCCGAATAGGTATAGCCATACCTTCACTGTCTACACCATGCTTCCAGCTGATGTTGTTCTGCAGGCTGTATTCGTGGCCAATCAGTTTATCACCAATCTTTGGATCAAAACCTATGGTGAACGACTGCTGATAATATTCATCATCACTGCTGCACTCCGAGCGCTCCTTGTACTTGCGCCACTCAAAATCTTCCATCTGCGAGCCGCTCCCTGTCTCAACGACGCATTTGTCACCGATGATGAGCATACAGGCTATGAGTCCTACCTTGCTGATTTTATCAGTTCCGTCACCCACGCTGCTGTACTTGAACTCATACAACTCGGGGGCAGTGTCTGTGAATGGATACCACCCACTATCGCCACTTTCGTCCCAGCGGGCCTCTTCATTATGTTTAGGGTCCGAGTATGTCTGTTTCCAGAACTTGCGCGTATAGTAGAGTCTGTCTCCTTTTTTGTTCTTTGTCACATTCCCTCTTACGTCAACCTTGCCTTCAGGTGGTGTTCCGCCGAACGGCATGAACACCCATTCCTTAGTCCGCAGGTCGTGGTATTTACCTGATACTTTCACGGTTGGGTTCAGGAGCATTTTCCCTGAAAACACAATATAGTTCGTTGTCTCCTCATCGACAGGGGAAAACATTCCCCCGGAATGCTGACTCACATAAGTGGCATAAGGAATGGCACTGCGAAGAGCAGACTCGTTCGGATACGCCTCTGCAGCACTGTTCTTTTCATTACCGTTCACCGACAGCACCAGGACATTGTCCATATTGATTTTTGACACGGGGCTGTTATCTTTCCTGGCCATAGCCCGCTCCACCTTGCCGTAGGAAACGAGTGCAGCCCCAAGGTTCCTGCCGAGCCACTGCAGCAACGCCTGCTGGTCCTTACCGCCACGACCGAAGTGAACCATGAGCTCCTCGCCACTGCCAGTGCCGCCGTGCATAGGGAAACGCCACGAAACATGGTGCTTCAACCACACATACCAATCCACGATGCTTCCAGCATCATAGTCGGTATCACCTTCAAGCACCAAATCTCTGAAACCTCTGTAAGCCCGTTTTCCATCGCCTAAGCTGATCAGTTCTGACATGTATTTCTGCCGTGCTGCGAAATAACTCCCGAGCGCACTTTCCTCCAGCGGGCTTTCGATGAGACTTTCCATTTTCTCAACCTTACAGGTCAGCAGCAGCTGGTTGTAGATTTCGCCGACACTGATGGTGGTATCCGTGCCTGAGACCTTATCTGTCGTTATCCCTATCAGTCTGTGAGGTGTAGTCAGAGGCTTGTTGCTGTAAAGGTCTTTCCATGCGATGTTTTCTGCCTTTTTGACGTCCTCCCATGAAAATACATAGAAAGAAAAGCCCTGCTGTACGATGTGCAGGTTAAGGTACTTCAGCAGTTCGGTCAGCACCTCTTCTGCCGTCCACACATTGTCTTCGTTATCCGAGAGGAACAACAGTTCATGAATGCCTATCTGTGAGAAAATACCGAACGCATTCTCCGATTTACTTACCCCGATAGTGCCGTCATAATAACAAGCCAAACTTTGCTTTCCAAGAATATCAAGATTATCCGTCAGTCCAGACAGCTGCTCACGAATGATATCTAAGAAGCTGCGCTGTCCCGCTTTCTCTTTCACCTCCTTATAGGTGATACCCTGCACGCCGACATTTCGGTACTTTCCATATTGCAGGGCCGTCAGCACGTCGATACAGCTGAGTTCTATTTCGTCTTCTTCCTCATTATAAGGTTGTGAATAGGTCTGCGGTTCTATAAAGCCGGCAAAGAGGCATTCTCCCTCGCGATAGATATTTACTACAGCATCACGGCAGGAAGCACAGAACAGGTCGGGAATGAAATTCTTTACCAGTAGGCGTACGGTAGCCTGATATTTGAGCAGCACATCAAAGGTGTCGCTGATCTGGCTTTCAATCTCCACGGGGTCATCCGTCCAGTTGATGCCGCAGCCTTCAGCTCCGATTTCAACTTCATTCGTGCGGTCGCCCCGAGTGAGGATATGTACCTCTATGCGCTCGTTCTTTTCGTTATAGAAGTGTCCGTGTATGTACATTTTTACCTTTTTACAGTTTGATATTTGTCTTCCGTCTGCTGATACGTGTTTCGTTAGCCAGCGCCAGCACGAGGTCACGGCCACGCAGCCTGGCCTCCAACCGCCCGCCACCATTACCACCATCACCGATAATCGATTTCAGCTTATTCAGCGGTGCAATCACTTCGGGGTTTGATCGTGCCCCGGCATACTCGCCCATGATAGAGAGTGTAGGGCCATAGACGATGCCGCCGTCGGCAAAGGGCGTAACACCATTGATGAAGTTGAAGAGGCGGCTCTGCTGTGCCCCGTTGAGTATCATTTCGCCTGAGTTCACGCGAGCCAGCAATTTGTCGCCGCTCGGTGAGGAACCACCCACGATACCACCGTTTGCGAACGCACCGCTGACGGATGCCAGGGCAGCAACAACAGCGGCCACACCTGCGGCAATGGCAATGAGGTTATAAGGGAAAGGCATGCTTGCACCGCTGGCTGTAGCACTGGCAATGGCTTCACCACTTTTAGCAGCAGTGTTGGTAATTGTCGCAGCCGTATCAGCAGCCGTGGCAGCAGTGTGTGTTGCTGTCGCAGCGGTTTCGCTGGTTGTTGCAGCAGTTTTCACTTGACTGGCTGCCGAACTCATCTGTGTCGTAACCGTCATGGCCTTGATAAGGTCTACTACGCCTGCAATGCCCTGGAAGATCTGTATTGCACCATCTACCACGCCCGCGAGTGTCTCCCACGCATTACGGCCACCTTCAAGGGCATTGGTCATCGATGAGATACCGCCGGCGACACCTTTCGTGTTGCCCCACAGGTTCTCGAAACTCGCATCGCTCTTTCGCAGCACTTTTTCATATTTCTTGTAGGAGCCGACGAGTTTCTCTACCTCCCCGCGCTGACTCTTATCAAGCGGGTTCTTGGTGTCACGTAGCATGTCCTGAAGTTCCTTGATGCGCTTCTTTACACCGTCAAGGCCCATTACCTTGAGTTCCATCTTCAGCTCTTTTGTGTCCATGCCGTTCAGCTTTGCGGTTTCGGCATGCATTTCAGGCAGGCGTGTCATGTGGTTCAGTGCCTCCCGTTTCTGCTCCAACGCTACAATGGTTGCACCAATAGTGTTTATCTCTTCTCCAGAGGCCTTCTTTTGCTTTGCCTGATAGTAGGTAATGGCTTCGTCGAGCTTCTCCATCGTGTTCAAGCGACTGATATCCTCCGGAGCCTTCAGACCGGCAAGGGTTTCGTCCCACTTCTTCTTCAGGTCACCAAGGGCATTAATCTGCTTCTGTATTTCCACACGCTCGGTGTCCGTGGCCGTCTTGAGCAAATCATTGTAATATTGTAGTTCTTCTTCTAACTGCTTGTAGGTGGTAATCTTGTCTATCCCTATATCAACATGTGCATTCCGTTCAAATGCCGTTTTAAGGTCGTTCAAACGATTAATTTCCTTATCTATCCCCGCCAAAGAACTTTTACCGGCTTTCTCACGCAGGGCCTGCTGATAAGATATTTCTGCATTGATATCCTCCAGGGTTTCCAATTCCTTAGGACGTTGTGCATGCGCCTCTATCTGTTTCAATAAATCCTGCTGCTTCTGAAGCTTGGCTATCTTCTCGGCATATAAGGCCATAAGCTTTGTTTCGGTACCCTTAGTGGTTTCAAGTTTGTTCTGATAGTATTGGATATTATTGCCAAGTTCCTTATAGCTGCTCGCGCCTTCTATCAGATGCTTTCCACTATATTTATCGCCTTCCCCCTTCTTTTTACCTGTACCCTTACTGCCGCTTTTGCCGTTCTGCGCCTTGTTAGCTTTCAGAGCAGCAATAACGTTTGCTTCCTGGGCCCTGGTATTCTCTTTGACGGCTTTCGTTTTCTTTTCAATACCTTTTGTGTCTCCATCACCGATGCCAAGGAATTTCTTTACCCATTCCCAAGCGGTCTTGACAACCTGACTTGCCTTTTCAAAAGCTTTTACCAAAGCATCCCACACAATAGCTGCCAAGTCTTTGATGACACTCCACACTTGATCACAGATATTTCGAAAAGTCTCACAGTGATTATAAGCTTCGTACAAGATAAATATCAACCCCGCTATGGCCATTACAATGATTCCTACAGGGTTTGCCATCAATACGGCATTCAAGGCTATCTGTGCCACTTTCCATGCATTGGAGGCTATGGCAACAACTTTAGATACGGCAGCCTGCGCAAGCGTAGCAAGGCGCATGGCTTTTAATCCGCCTATCACGGCCATTACACCAGTCCTCAATTGCGACAGACTCATGATAGCCAGCCCTGTATTAGCAAGAAACTCCATGTAAGGAGCAGAACTGCTTGCAATACTACCGGCCCAGTCCAACATCGATTGTAACTGGTTCTTAAACATCTGGTTTGTACTCTCACCTGTACTCGACATACGCTCAAAGGCTTCATCAATAGTACCCGCAGAGTCACTCATGGCTTGAATATTCTCCGAAAACTTATCTTTCTGTTCACCCGTCAGAGCCCCCAGTACGCGTAAAGCCTCTGCACTGCCAAACAGCTGACCGTAGATGGTCTCTTTCAACTGCCCGGTTCTCGCAGAATATTCCGAAATGCTTGCATCCAAGCCTTGCAGGAAATTTTCAAGACCTCCTGCAGCTTTCACACTTGCAGCATTGAAACCTATTCCCATGGCGTTGGCAGCCTGTGTAGCTTCACTCGAAGGTTTTATAAGTGCATTCAAAACTGCTGCCAACTGCGTAGAGACCTCTGCTGTATTTCCTGTTACGCCAGTCGTCGTTGCAAACACGGCCATCAACTCATCCATCGTAACTCCCAGCTGGGCGGCACTTCCACTCACGCGGGGCAGAGCCTGGCCTAATTGTTCAAAACTTGTTACACCGTTCTTGGCCGTCATCTGTATTTTATCTTGGATATCACCGGCAGCATCCCAGCTCAGACCATAGTTCTTGATGAGTGTAGAAGTAACGGTTACGGTTTGCCCAAGGTCAGCAATACCACCGACAGCTGCCTTACTTGATTTCTCCAAAAAAGTTATCCAGTTATCCTCGGGGACACCATTTGAAATGGTTTGATAAAGACCATTAGCCAATTCTTCTCGTGCTAATGGTATATTCTTGCTTAGGCCTACGATTTTATCGGTAAGGTCATCAAAATCCTTACCACTCTTCCCTGCCATAGTATTAGCGCCCTGCATTGCAGTCTCGAAACTGTTAAAGGGTTCGGCAATACCTGTCAGCATACTACGTAACTGATCAAGAGAGCGAATGGTATTGTCAAAGACAAGACTCTTAGCAGCCAGTGTCTTGAGCTGTTCACCACTCCGTTTTGCCTGTTCGCCGATATCTGACAGCACATCTTCAAAATTCGTTGCTTCAACAGTCAGCTTTTTGAGGACACTACCATCGTCACTCTTCAGCTTAATCTGAAATTCTACAGCTTTTGCCATTGTTTCTTGTTTTTTTATTATCTTTGTCTCAACACCATAAACAGTACTTATGTCAGCAATCCATTGGACACCCGTTTTCAGACTCATCAGCGAGCATCCCATTGCTTCGGTCTTCACCGTAGCCGTCTGCCTTGTTGCCTTTGTCCTCGGTGCGCTTTTCTGCCTCGGTGTCCTCAGACATAAATAGGATTGTTTATTTCAGTCCTGCAGCACGCTTGGCTTCTCTATAGCGCCGCTTCAATTCTTCTTCGCTTACATCTTCCCGTTCCTTTCTTTTCGTATCTTCCTCCCAAGGGAACTGCATCACGTCTTCAGCCGAAAGCGTATGCTTTGAATAAGGCTGCAGCATACAGAGGCATGCCATGCGCAGGCGTTCCCACTCGCCGCGCTGCTCATTCTCGTGCCATTCGTGCCAAGACTGCCAGGCTGCCTGAAACTCCGAAGGGGTGCACCGGCAGAAGTCATCCAGACTCATTCCCATGCACCCCAACGCAATTCCTTGCAGTTCCTCAATGCCTACGGCAGGGGTTTCACCGTCGTTTTTTTTTCGGCATCGCCCACCTGAGCATAGAAAGTATTCAGGCTGTCGGGTTCCAGGGAGTCTGCAAAGGTTTCGAAGTCCATTTCAAAGGTCACATCGTCAGCCTTGCATGCACTCTGCACGCAGCAGTAGATGAACTGTACGAGTTCGCGGATGTCGGTCTGCTTGAGCTCACTCACATCCTTACCCACCATGTGCTTGAAACGCATCATTGCGCCCATGGTCACGCGGCAGGGATATTCCTTGCCGCCGACCGTCAGTTTTAAGATTTGCTTTTTCATAACGTAACCTTATTAATATTATGAATGGCCGCCGCCACCCTGCTTGGGTGTCGTTGCTTCTGTCAGTCCATTCCCTTGTTTCTCCACCTTACCGCAGTTCTCAAGATTTACGCTGTACTTTGCATCATCGCCGGCCTGACCGTCAAGTTCCAGTGAGGTGATGATGTACTTACCCTTGTAGCCGCCTGCTGCCTTGCCCGTGCGCTTGTCGCCTTCACGAAGGTTGTAAGCGCAATCAACAGGCTCGCCTGCAAGCATCAGGTCTTTCAGCTGGTCATAGGTAGGGGTTTCTGTATCGCCGTCCGTGAGTACACAGCCGTCGGCAGAGATGCTCTCCGAAAAGCTCTTCACGTACTTTTCCTTCCACTTGCCGCTTGCAGCTTCCTTGGTCACACGCTCACCGGTTTCCGTAGATGTACTGACCTTGCAGCCCGTTGAGAAACCGAGGGCCTTGCCACCAACGCTCAGAATGAGGTTAGTTCCGTCTAAAACACTTTTTGCCATATCTTTTTCCTTATTAAAATTTTTTTTTTTTT